TACGGAGAAAAGAAATCTACTAAACTTGTTAAAACAGTTAAAGTTAATACATTTGATATTAATAATACAGATAGACAAATTACAAATACAGCTGTTGTTGGTTCGATTAAAAATATTTCATTAACAAATGTAGGACAAAATTATCTTAAATCAACAACAGTAACATTTAGTGGAAAAAATGGAAGTGGTTCTGGTGCTACTGCAAAAGTTGATACAACTGGAGGACCTATAACATCTATTACAATTTCTAATCCAGGCATTAACTATCAAGTAGGAGATGATATTATTTTTACAGCAACAGATGGAGTTGGTGGTGGAGCTGTTGCAGAAGTTACAGAAGTTGATCCTACACTTAATAATAAAATATTAACAATTTCTCTTACTGATGGTGGTAGTGGATATATAACAGAACCAACATTGAGTGTTCAAACTGAAGAATATTATATTACACATGAAGATGGTGGTAAAATTTTATTAGAAGATGGTACTGGTGCAATCATTCTTCCTCCTTCAGTTGGAACTGGTGCAGTTTTACTTGCAAATGGTTGGGGACAATTAACAGATTTACTTCTAACAAATGCAGGAGCTGGATATATAAATCCAGTAACAGTTTCATTTCAAAATCAAGGAGCAAGAGCAATAAATGGAACTGCAACAGCTGGGGCTTATATTACAGAACCAACAGGAGCAGATGTTGAACAAACAGTCACTCCGGATCCTACAACAGCTGATGCTACAGATACATTTGGATTTATTGAAACTATAAGTGAGAATAACAGATGAGTAAAGAATATAGAGAAATAAAAATGAATGAATCATTGGAAATAATTGATTCACTTGATAATATTGCAGAACCAGTTAATCAAATAATAACTCGGCGTTCTGTTGAAAAAGTTTCTGTTAAAAAAACTGATGACGATTTAGAAAATGTAAGAGAAAATTATTATGAGTTAATGGATAGTGGAAAAACTGCAATAGATGAAATGTTAAATATTGCTGGTGAGAGTGAACATCCACGAGCCTATGAAGTTGTTGGACAGTTGATTAAAGTAACAGGAGATGTTGCTGATAAACTTAGAGATTTAAAATTAGAAAAAGAAAAAATAGAAGTAATAAAACAAAAAGCTGAATCACCAAATAATGTAACCAATAATGCAATATTTTTAGGGAGTACAAAAGAACTTCAGGATTTAATGAAAAAAAATAAAGGGGATTAATATGCCTGGCCTTGAAGAACTATCAATGGAGTTGACGGATATATTATTACCTTGGATGGGAGTTTTAATTTCGATTATAATTGCAATATGGTTTAAAGATGTTGCAACTAAGTTTGCAAAGGGGTTGGCATTCCAACTGAATAAACATTTTAATGAAGGTGATAAGGTTATTTTAGATGGTGAACGTGCATTAATAATTAAAATAGGATTGTCGGAAACTGTATTTGGAATTATAAAGCATGGTGGACAATGGGATGGAGACTATGTTTGGAGATATGTTCCAAATGAACGTATTCCAACTTTACGGTTAGAGAAAGTTGTTTATGATAATACATCACAGAACAATGCTCTAGCTATTGATGAAAACAAGAAAGCATTGAGAAAATTGAAGCATACCAAATGAATGAAGATATTAAAACATATTTAAGAAATCCAAATCTTAAAGCTAGTAATGTAAAAGTTAGTTTTACGCAAGAACAAGTTGAAGAATATATTAAATGTGCTAAAGACCCAACGTATTTCATTGAGAAATATATTCAAATTGTTTCTTTAGATAAAGGATTAGTTCCATTTAATCTTTGGGATTTCCAAAGAAAGATGGTAGATACATTTCATAATAATCGTTTTACGATTTGTAAACTACCTAGACAGAGTGGAAAGTCTACAACAATTCTTGCGTATCTTTTACATTATCTTTTATTTAACCAAAATGTAAGTATTGCAATATTGGCAAATAAAGGAGCACTAGCAAGAGAGTTACTTGGAAGATTGCAACTAGCATATGAACATATGCCAGTATGGTTGCAACAGGGAATTAAAGTTTGGAATAAAGGTAATATTGAATTAGAGAATGGTTCAAAGATATTAGCAGCTGCAACAAGTTCAAGTGCAGTTCGTGGTGGAAGTTATAATATTATTTTTCTTGATGAGTTTGCACACGTTCCACCTCACTTTGCTCATTCATTTTTTAATTCAGTATATCCTACAATTTCATCTGGTAAAGAAACTAAAGTTTTAATTGTATCTACTCCAAATGGAATGAATTTGTTTTATAAGATGTGGGTGGATGCACATGAAAAGAGAAGTAACTATCAACCAATAGAAATTCATTGGAGTGATGTTCCGGGTAGAACAAAAGAATGGAAATCTGATACGATAGCAAATACGTCGGTTGAACAGTTTGAACAGGAATTTGAATGTATATTTTTAGGGTCTGCAAATACTCTAATCAATCCTGCAAAACTGAAAACATTGGCTCATATTAATCCAGTTCATCAACAAGACGGATTTGATGTATTTGAATTTCCAGATAAACAAAAAATATATGCAATGTGTGTAGATGTTGCACACGGAAAAAAATTAGATTATTCTGCATTTGTTGTAGTAGATATTTCCCAGTTACCCTATAAAGTTGTTGCAAAATATAAGAATAATACAATCACTCCACTTGCATTACCAGCTTTTATTTACAAAGTTGGACAACAATATAATGATGCAACAATATTAATAGAAGTTAATGATATTGGACAACAGGTTGCAGATGCGTTAAATTTTGATTATGAATATGAGAATCTATTTGTAAGTTCAGTAAAGGGACGACAGGGACAGATATTAGGTGGAGGTCATTCAAAAAATATTCAGTTAGGAGTAAGAACAACCAAAACAGTAAAGCGGATGGGTTGTTCAACATTAAAATCATTAATTGAAGATGATAAGTTAATAATAAATGATTTTGATATTATTTCTGAATTATCATCTTTTATACAATATGGAAGTACATATCGGGGAGAAGATGGAGTACATGATGATTTAGTAATGTGTCTGGTATTGTTTGGATGGTTGATTGACCAAAGATATTTTAAAGAGATTACAGATCAGGACATACGAAAAACATTAGAGGCCCAAAGGATGCAATATATTGAAGATAATATGACTCCTTTTGGTGAGATTGATGATGGGATTCAGTATGACCAAGACGAGGTATTTAACGAAGGTGGAGATGTTTGGATAACAGACCCAGATAGGTCTATTATGTCAGCGTATCCAGAAGATTAAGAAATTATAAATATTATATACTACACTTGGTTAAGGTAAGTGGTGACACAGGACCTTCTAAAGTAGTAAGAAAATAGAAGAGGAACTTCCTCGGAAATGAATGGTAATTCATAAAACAAGGAGTAACAAGTTATGGCATTTCAGGTATCACCGGGAGTATTAACTACCGAAAAAGATTTAACTACTATTGTCCCTAATGTATCGACAACAGTTGGTGGAATGGTAGGACCGTTTCAATGGGGACCAGTATTAGAAAGAGTACAAGTAGCAACAGAAAATGAAATGAAAGACCGATTTGGTGAGCCTAATGATGACATTTATGAAGATTGGTTGAGTGGTTCTGCATTTCTTGCATATTCTAATAATTTACATATTGTTAGAACGATTGGTGCAAATGCAAAGAATGCTGTAGTTGGTGGTGCAGCTGCTGGAACAGCAGTATTAGTAAAAACAGAAGATCACCATGGCAGTATTACTTTTACCGACCAATTAGTTATTGCAAAATATCCAGGCACACTTGGAAATAGTCTTAAAGTAGAAATATGTGATTCAAATGATTTTAGTGGATGGGCTAATAAAGCAAATTTTGATGCAGCTCCGGGAACATCTAGTTATGTTACTGCTCGGGGTGGGTCAAATGATGAAATACACATTATCGTTATTGATGAAAATGGACTATGGACAGGAACACCAGGAGAAGTATTAGAAAAATGGGCATTTGTATCTCGAGCTCGAGACGCAAAGACAGACCAAGGTGGGTCAAATTATTGGATAGATGTTCTCAATAATCAATCTAAGTATGTTTGGGCAGGAATCAATGGAGAATTAGGTGGTGGTGCAGGTGGAGATTCTACTGGCACATATAGTAATGTAGTAGGAATTAGAGGTGGAAGTTTAGCTGGTGGAGTTGACGATAACACATCAACAGGTGGTGGTTCTAATGCTAATCGCCAAACTGGATGGGCAGAATTTCAAAATGCTGAAGAAATTGATGTAAGTATTCTGTTCACAGGTGGAGGAACAACAACTGTTGGTGCATGGGTAAGAGCTAATGTTGCTGAAACACGAAAAGATTGTGTTGTTTGTGTTTCTCCGAATAGAGCTTCTGTTGTAAATAATTCTGGCAGTGAAGTAACTGATCTTGGTACTGATAAAACAACGATTGGCTCTTCTTCATATGCTATCATGGATAGTGCATGGAAATATACATTAGATCGTTATAATGATAAATTTCGTTGGGTTCCAATGAACGGAGATATTGCTGGATTGATGGCACGAACTGATATTACAGATGATCCGTGGTTCTCTCCTGCAGGATACAATCGTGGTGGAATTAAAAATGCAATTAAACTTTCGTGGTCACAATCTAAAGCAAATCGTGACTCTATTTATCAAACAGGTGTTAATCCAATCGTTAATTTCCCATCACAGGGTATTACATTATTTGGAGATAAAACTTGTTTGACGAAACCTTCTTCATTTGATCGTATCAATGTTCGTCGGTTATTCATCGTATTAGAAAAAGCAATTGCTCGTGCAGCTAAGTTTTCGTTGTTTGAACTCAATGATGAGTTTACACGTTCTCAGTTTAAAGCACTAGTAGAACCTTTCTTGAGAACTGTCCAAGG